TAACCTCCGTAAACTCTGGCACCAATTAAGCGCACAGCAGCAAATCTAAAGCGCGGATTTTTGTCGATAAAACCGATAGAGCGGGATAAATTACCCGTATCGTCTTGCACGTTGTTTTGCGCTAAACTTATAAACTCTTTGCTATTTTTTTCAATGACTCCCCCAACTACCTGCGTAGGCAAACCCAGCGACTTTATTCCGCTGATTGCTTGCTGTAACTGGGTTTTAAAGTTAGTCATTTTTGTAGCTGATTTCCGTATGCAATTTAATATACATCCGTCGTTCTAGGTCAGCAATTGCAATAATGTTGTATTTGTTAGAGTTCCAAACAACCCGATCCGATACTTTTATATTGCTGTCGTATCTGATTGTGAAATTGACGGTTTGCTTATTTTCGCGGCGGTCGGCGTTTACCTCTTCGCTACCTGTTTCCAATTCAACTACACGCGCCCACGGTGCAGCAATCTCCGCCCAAGTTTGGAGTTTCTCGCCTGTGTTGGTGTCTGTCGTTTCGGTGTAGCGCTGAATACTTACAGGCTCATCCATTAGCCCTGCGTTCATATAATTACAGGAATTTTGTAAGAGTCCAAAAGATAGTGAAAGCCGAAATTTAGCGGGGTGTTGTTTACTCCCACAGTGATAGCCATACGATTATCGTAGTACTGCCCAATNAANAAAAGCGCTGCGTGCTTAACTGCAGCAGGGAAAATAGTATCTGGCGCAACGTTAGCCGTGCCCACTGGATTAAATCCCTCGCTTACTTCAACAATGTACTTTATTACGTCATCCGTTACGCTTGTGGGCGCGTCATTCATAAAGATATTTTTTGTAAAGTTGCTCATTGGATCAGGTGAAACTATCCAATCGGCAGCGTCAAATGTCTGCACGGCGTTATTATCGTCAACGTAGTAAACATTATTTACAGCCAATACGCGGCTATTTACGCGCAGATAATTGCCTGAGGGTATACTCAGCCCGTTTATTGGGTTAATAAGCGCAGGAAAGCCTGTATAATAGTCAAATCCATAGCGAGCCGTTGCCTTACGCACCGAATAACCCAAATAACCAGCACAGGCCTCTAAAGCCATAGAGATAAGGCCAGAAATATAGGTATCGTCCGCGCTNGTNGTNACGCGCAGGTGCTGCTTTGCATCCGCTACACTAATATAGTCGGTTGCTGCATTTGCAAAAGCCGTGTATTGTCTAGCCTTAAACATTTTATTCCGCGTCGAGTTCGGTCTCTGGGTTTACTGTCTTGCCTTTTTTGCTTGGCTTGCTACTAGTAAGCGCTGGAATTTCAACCGCAACGCCTGCCTCAATTAAAAGCATCGCTTGCTTAGTTTCAATTATCACCTCTTCGCCTACGTTATAACTTAGGTTAAAGCGTCCTGTTGGGTTTGCAGTAAATCTCACTTTCATAATTGCCCGAGGGCGGCGCAGTCAAGGCCACCCTCAGCACTCGGAACTTTTACGCCCCCGAGCGGGCAGGCTATTAAGCTACGATGTCTTTGCAGACAGCAAAAGCTTTAGGCTGCAACAAATTCACATCCATATAAGAGTTTAAAACAACGTTGGTCAAGCCAGCGGTTGCTCCGCTATATGGGTCTACCGTCAATTCCATTCCGCCCCAGTTCGCAACGCACATCATATCGAAGGCCCCGTAAATCATTGCAGACAATGTGCTGCTAGATCCTTTGCTCAAGTTAGAAGGCACGAGGGTTGTAGTAGCAACAGGGTAGCCGTTCAATTCAGAACCACCAGCGGCCCAAATAAAATTACCCTCAACGCCAGACGATTGGCGGGGGATAGTTTGCAAGGCAGCCTTTACAAGTGGGTTTGTCAAGTAAGCGTAACCCATTGCGTTGCTGTTTTCTACGGCTTTCATCAAATTAACAACGTCAGCCCAAACAGGCGCGATACCGTTGGCGTTGGTTGCGTTTGAAGTTGCGCCACCTGCGTAAACTACGTTTACGTCGCTGTTTGCGATTATACCTGTTGGCTCGTTAGATCCGCCTCCTTTGATAGCAGCAGCTTCCAAAGATTGAGCCATTGCATTAAGCAACCAGTTACGCACGTAACCATCAATTGAGTTGCTAGATTGCAGCATTAACTGGTTAGAAACTTGAATGTAAGCAGCCAATCTCTTTGGAGAGAAAGTTACTTTTGAAAAGGTAGGGCTTTTTTCAGTAGCGGTACCGTTTTCAGTATTCCATCCTGCGCTAGGTACAGTTTGAGCAGTTGGTAAATCCAAGTTACCCACCAAACCAGACAAACGCTGTACGCCCAAACCATTCAATACTGTGCGAGGCAACAATACATCGATAATTGAACCTACAGAAGTTTGGATGTTTACGCCACCCTGATCGCCAGAGGTTCCGCCTGTTGCGGTCATATCGCGAGTAAATACTTCAGAAGGGATTTTAATAGAGTGAGCGCTTACGCTTACGCCTGAACGCTGGAACTCATTGCCACCAACTGCAGAAAATTCGCCCTCGATACCTTCACGACGGCCAGTAATAGCCATTTCCATTGCACGCTTGAAGCTGTAAGATTTAGCCATTTCTGACTTTTCCTTTTCCTCGCTGCGGCTAGCAGTGTGGCCAGCGGCTTGTGATGCCAAGTTTTGCAATTTCTCCAAAGTTTCAACCTCAGCCTTAATCGCGCCTAAACGGGCCTCGATTTCGCTCAAGCGGTTGGTTTCGGTTTCAGCCATACTACGGGCTTCGCGCTCGATAGTAGTTTGCAAGGTAGACAATTCGCCTAGCAAACGTCCACGCTCTTCTTTCAATGCTTTAATTTTATTCATTTTTTTGGTTTTTTGTTTTATAAATTTTCGTAACGCAACAGCGCAAGTTTTAAAATGTCGGCTGCCGCTTGGCTTTGCTTTGCGCTTTCTATTTCGCGCTCTTCGTCTCTCATTGCCACAATGCTGCGAGCGTCGGCCTCAGTGTCTGCGTAAGCGGGGTAAGTAACAGGTGAAACGTCGTACAAATCCTCGATTACTGTAATACTGCGCTTGCCCATAGAGCCATATTTGCTAGATTCGCTCCAGTTCTGCTCCTTAATTGTAAAAGCAAAAGAGCTCTGGGTGATATCTCCGCGCATAATTGAACGAACAACGCTCATATGTGTTGGGTTTTCGTAATCTGGAACCCACGTATACTCAAGATTGCCGTCAGCATTTACAAAGACGTTGCAAGTGTTTGCTTTTGTGCGCCCTAGAATAAGCTCGGCCTCGTGGTTAAATAGACAGCGGATATCGTACTCTTTATTTAAAGCATTGTCAAACGCACCGCGCTCGATTACTTCCTCAAAATAGCCCAAATCCGTAACGCTATTAATTACGGCGGCAATGCCTCCAATCTCTTTAGGCATATTTTCGCCCTCTGAGCGGGCTATTACCGTACCTGTAAAAGTTCTGCGCTCTTGTTTCATTTTAAATATTCTCTTGGTTGTTAGTCCCCTCGGGATTGTTGTTTTTGTCTGCAGTTGCAAGCAATTGGTTAATCTTGGCGTCCATATAGGCGTCNATTTTTGAGGCTGGCACCAGATTGCTCTCAATTANNTACTCATCGCCACCCTCGAAAGNNTTGGCATCNTCAAAATCNCNNGCNTCGTTTCTGCTCAACCAGCCGCCTCTGATACCTTTATTGTAAAAGTCGGCGCGATCGTTTGCAGAAGCCCTGAGCAAAGAGTTAAAGTTGTACTTAAAATACATATCCACTTTNTCNACNTCNGTCAACAATTTACGNCGCTTTTCCTCTTCGATATTGATTGCGTAGCTCATCAGGGTACGGCTGTAAAAATCCTGATACTCCTGCTCTGTGCTTGTTTTGGTAGTTGTGTTTGCGCCGATCATAGAAGCGGGCACGCCAAAAATACGGGCGATCTCTTCAACGTCGTACTTACGAGTTTCTAGATATTTAGCCTCGTCTGGGCTCAAACTCAAACGCTCCATTTTTACGCCATTAGGCAGCACAGCACTGCGAGCCGCGCCATCTATTACGTCATCAAGCGACTGCTTTAGCGGCGCTGCCTGTTCTGGCTTTATCTGTCCNTCTGCAGTAAGCAAAAACTTGAGTACTCCGTTTTTGTATACTCCAGCATTGCCTGAAATCGCGGCTAAATCAATNCCNANTGTNTCAGCGTGCAACACAATAGGCGAAACCCCTACTAGTGGATTGTCTAAACACATTCCTTTGTAGTGCAGCATATTGGCNGCNGGAATCATTGGCGGAAATCCTTTAGCGTTTACCTTGTAAAATAATTGCCCATCGCTGAGCACTGGCGTAACGTAGTCGGGATTAATTGGGTGCAACTCTACAGGCAGATATCTGGCGTCGCGATTGATAAAAGCGTAAGCGTTACCCCTCAACACCAATGCGCCGACCATAAAGATCTCGAAATCGTAGCGGGTTTGGTAGCTGTTGGGCTCGTTAAGGGCTACGGTTGCGTAATTATTTAATACAACCTCCTTGCCTCTTACTGTCTCTCTGTAAAGTTTCAAATGTAGCCCTGCGATACCGTCAGAAATAACTCTTACGCAAGCGTGTACTGAGGCAATAGATAGCGCAGTGCGCGGGTTAATTGCTTGACCGCTCTGCGTTTGGTAGCCAAATACACTATTTAAGGAATTTATAAGCCATTCGGTAGGCGCTGCCAAATTGCTGCGCTTTTGTACACCGTTCAAGCCTAAAAGCCTTTTAATACTAAACTGCATAGGGCGAAAATAAAACTAGAATATCGTAACATTTACAACTATTAAGGGCGATTTTTTTCNAGCCACCGCGATAAAGTAGAGCGAAACACCTCATAATTTTTAAACTTATTACGCTCAAATACTGCAAAGTATCGAGCCTCGATTTTGTCGTAAGCCTCGCGGTAGGTTGCGGAGTTGGGGAGTTCTTTGTAGTACTCCTGCATAAAGCACTCTGTAAAAGTTAGCCAAGCGTCTGATTTCATAACGGTACAAACCAAAAATCTGAATTTATATTTTTTGCGGCCTCCTGCATACAAGTGCCCAAAGCCATAACCAAAGAAACAGGGCCGTCCACTTTATCCCCGCTCTTTGCTTTGTCAATTTTAATATTACCCGCTGGATCTGTGCGCAGCATTATATTGCCCATTTGCCAACGCGTAACAGGATTCCCCCCGTGTCTGAGCCTACCCTCTTTTACAAGTCGCTCTAGTTCCATCGTGGGGGCAGACATCGAAACAAAACCCTGTCCGAATTTAAACATTTCAGCCCTTCGTTTTGCAATTCAATTACCAACTGGCTAGAGTTGAAGCGGTCGAATGCAATCTCTTTAATATCGTGATCAATTGCTAGCTTACAAATCTGCGCTTTAATATAGGCGTAATCTGTTACGTTGCCCTCCGTGGCTGTTATAAGCCCATCGGCCACCCATTGCCTTATTGATTGCCCTGCTGCGTCGTTTCTGCGCTTTACGGTCTCTTCA